AACCCCTCTCCCGCTCCTGTTGCCGCAACATTTGCGATCATAGTAGCGTAGTTACTGTTGGGGTCTTTAATCTTTTTTCCGAAGTGGCTTGCAAAACCACCCCCTAAACCTGTTTTCCCTAGTACTCTTAGAGGAATTATTGCGTCTGCTAGGGACATAAAAACGCCAGTGCTTGCCGCAACAGCAGGTCTGCTCTGGGTGGTTTCTAATAATAAATCAGTGTAAACTTCGGCAGTGTTTAGAAAGTCTATAGTTGCTAGTGTGCCAACAGTTCCTGTAACTGGTCTTTTTAAAACAGCACCTACAACAGCGGGAGCAAAAGTAGTCATTAAGTTTGGAACTTGTTCTGCTACTGCGTTTACTCCCCAAGAAACAGCGCCTTTCCAATCGTCAATTTCATTTAAAGTCTTTGGGCCTTTAAGTTGTTCATCAATTTCATTAACATCCATGCCCATAAGAAGGCCAGATTGGTAAGCATTACTTAGCCATTCCAATCCTTGTTCTTCTAAACCAGCCTGCCGTAAAAGTTCGCCAGTAAATCCTTTAAAAGTAGTTTCGGCTGAACCTTTTAAAAGCCTAGCGCCTTTGGAAAAAGCAAGTGATACATCACTACGATCTGCAACAAAAGAAGAAGGAAAAATATTAGCGTTATCTACAGCAATAGGAGTTGACGCAATAATCTCCTCCTGTGTTGTAGGGCCTACACTTTCATCTGGATTTACAAGTGATCCTTCCCTGTAATATTCAACCATAGTTCTCTCTCTTAGTCTTAGGCAAAGGCTTCAGACTACTGTAGTATTTGTAAAATTTCTTCTTGTACCTGTAAGGGTAAAGTTTGGAACTGTTGTTCCAATAATTCTTCTGCTTGGTCTTCTCCAAACTCTGCTAAATATATTTGATATTGCCTAAGAAATTCTTGCACTTGATCTACTGTAGTTTCTGGATCAACACTATCAGGAACTAATCCTCTATTAAGAAATTCTTGTTCTGTCATGCGTAGTTGATCTACTACTTCTGGAGGAAGATCACTCAAGCCTTCACCGGCAGAAGAACCAAGCATCTGATTCAATGAAGTTTGTGTTTGAGGATCAGCAAAAACTTCTGATGCAACACCAAGACCGCCTGCCAGTAATCCATAACCCGCAGTTTTTTTAAGAGCATTTGCAAGGGCTGGATTCAATTGTCTTGATGCCGATTCTATTTCTCTCTGCCTTCGTTCTTCATCGCGTCTTTGTTGTTTTGCTGAACGAGGTCTTTCCGATCCACGAAACCTTCCAAGAATTCCTTTTGGAGTAGCAGTAGCAGTAGCAGATGTCGTGCCGGGAAACATCTCAATCTGAGGGTCTTTTGGATCACGTTGCGCTGTAACAGGTTTTTTTGGAAATAACTTGTCACGTAAATTTTTAAATAATTTTGTAGACTTAACAAGGGATGAAGCGCCCCTAGCACCTGCAACCAAACCCAACCCCGGTAGAGCCAACATTATGGTTTCGGCAATCGGAACACTTTCCAATCCTTGCTCTTCTGCTGTTAATACACCCTCAGGAATGTCAGGAAGTTTATCGACAGTTTTGCCGTCAATTTTTATATTGCTAAGAAAATTATCTGTTAAATTATCTAAACGTTTTTGTTCTTCTTTAGAAGCATTTGGTTGTGATGCCTTCCAAGCAATTTTAATTTCACCCATAAGTTCATCATCAATAGAAATACCTTGGGCTTCATATTTTTTACGCAACAATTTGTCTGTTTTTCCATCAACCCAAAATCCAAGTTCTGGATTGTTTTGAAAAAAAGCCAACTCTGCTCTTGCTATATCAAATGCATCTGTTGATTTAGGAAGTTCAATACCCGCAGACTCAAAATAATTTTTTCTTTCAGAAAGATAATTTGCGTTAGTCCGTGCCATTAATTGGCTGTATTCTTCATTGCCTGCTAAACTTGTATCATCTCTAAGTCCATCAAAAACAGATTGCAGTCTATTAGCCGATGCATCAAATGCCGCTCTAAGAACTTCTGTTTTAGCCGCTTGACCTTCTCTTTCAAATTGCGCTAGAAGAATTTCCCTGTCAAGTGAGCGTTCCTGCCTATCTAATTCTGCTTCCTTTCTTTGTTGATCGTAAGCAATCAACCCTGTAATTAAATCGTTGCCGGGGCCTTGAAGCGCACTTAGTAATCTGCCTGCTGTACTCATATCGCACCTCCAACCATGTTATTGATCATTCCTTGTTGGGCTTGCGGATCATCCATACCACCTTGCATAGCATTCTGAGTAAACTGTGCGGCGTTTTCTTGGTTAACTCCGTTATCTCCAAGAGTCATGTAAGCATCAACAGCAGATATCATTGCATCTCCTTGTATCTGCTCAAGTTGAGACTCATCTTGAATAGTAATAAGCCCTTCGGTTACCGCTATTTCTATAATGGCGTTTACAACTTCAGCGGCAATAGGAATAAGAATGTCCCTAGATATTTCTACCCCTGCCCCTCTTGCAGAAACCATTTGAAAATGTAACAACTGACCAACAACAGCGCCTATCATGGGTGCAGGGTCATCGCCACCTTGACTAATTTTTTCTACTATATTCTGGTAGGCTTTTTCATCATCAAAATATTGTTCAATATTTTGCATAATAATTTGTGCCTGTTGTTTTTCTTCCTCAGTTGCGGGTTGAGTGTTTCCTTGCCCTATCATGCCAATAACCCTCCCGTATGACTAGCGCCCCTTCTCCTTGCCGCTCTGTTGCTTTTCATAACATCACTAAAAGACCTACGAGGAAATCCTGCCACAGCGGCTTTTGCTTCTGCTTCTTTTTCTGCGCTATCGTCAAGAAATGCAAGCATCATTTCTGCTATTTTTTGAGTACCATACATTGCTACTAGTGGATCACTTGCCCACAAATCTTTATACCATGCCGACGCCTCTTTTACTTTGTTACCCGCAAGACCTACGATATCTTTCCAAGTGTTAGAGGCTTTTGCTACCGTTGAAACATTACCAGAAATTGCTCCGTATGGAACTAAATCATCTCCGCTTTGCAATAGTTCGTTTACCGAAGGGCCAACATTTGCCGCTTGATTTACCGAAGATGTTGTCCCTCCCAACACTTCACTACCGTAAGTCTCAGGATTTATTTCAAGCACTGAATGAAATTCAAAGTCGTTAGGGTTTGCAACTTGCGCTTGAACAAGTTGTTCTTCGGCGGGATTAAACAGAGCCTCGTAGAGTGAAGGTGGTCTTCCTCTTATGTCTCTTGCAGTTAATCCGCTAGTAGAAGGAACACTTGTTGCATCAGACCCTATTAATGTTTCAGTTGTGCCTCTAAATAGTCCACCAAACGGCCCCATTGCCGTGTATTCTCCAGAAGGAGAAATAGTTGGAGTTCCACTTAACAAACCTTGAGAAGCAAACTCACTGGCTCCTCCCGGCCCCATACCGGGGTCCATAGGAACACTTGTAGGAGCAACATTTGAAGCAACCTGTCCAAATGACTGGCTTGCCTGAGATGCGGCTTGGGAGATTGTGTTGCCTCCCCTTATGCCACTCATTAAAGACTTACCCCACTGAGTTATTCTGGGCCAACCACCCCCAGTAAAGCCTGTAGCGTATCCGTATCCTACGTAAGCGGCGGCGGCAACAAGAATCAAAGGAGCGGCTTTTTTAATAGCGCGGCCTATTTTCTTAAATACTTTTCCTATAGATTTAACTACACTTCCCATTTATTTCTCCTTTGGCAAGACAAAGTTATTGCCTGTCCTTACCGCTCCCATTCTTTCGTATAACTTGCATGTTCGCTCTATATCACCAATGCCAGAACTAACTCCCATGCTTATTTCAGCAACGCCCGGATTCATCCTAGCCCATTGGATATACCTTCTTAACAAAGAAGCCCCCCAACCTTTACCATTTTTAGTAACGTAAAAGAAAAGATCAGCGGCTTGTTTTTTTCTGGAGTACCATAGTTGGTTGGTCACTCCTATAAACACACCTTCTATTGTTCCAAGATCAACAACGTTAACTAAATGTTCTTTTGATAAGATACATATCTGAAGATTCTTTTCTAGAGTCTTCTCGTCTAATGGAACTGTATTTGAAATTGATAATCTGTGTGCTTCTTTTACAACATTTGATATTTGTTTTATATCTTTATTTTTAGCAGTTCTTATCATTGACTGCCCGTTAATGGCTCAAAGGAATCAACCCAAGTTTCTGCCCAATCTGCCGGATTAACATTGTCTCCAAAAATCATATCCCATATATAAGAAGTAGCATCTAAATTATCATTAATAGAACCCATTATATTTGCCGCATCTACTTGTATGCCTTCCATCCCAAGAGAGTATTGAAGGTCTGCAACATATTTTTGAGTGTCAGCACTCAGCATGGCAGTAAATCTGGTTGTGTCAGCACTTAAATCTGCAACATATCTTTTTGTAACATCGTTTATCTTTGCCTGAGTAAGGGAATACCCACCTGCAATGTGTTGCAAAGTTTCGTTAATTGCGCCTGATAGCCTAGCCTCCATCTGTCCGTAAAAGGAAGCGTTTTGCGCGGCACGAAACTCATTGCTAGTTCCTTGGTTTAGCATTCTTTGTCTGCTAAAAGTTTGCGCGTCAGCCATAGCAATAGGAACAGCAACTTTTAAAACAGCATCCATTACTGCTTCTTGAGCCATACTAGAGTTTGCAAGACCTCTAGCGTTCATCACTCTCATTGCTTGCCCTGCCGCCGCCCTAAACACAGGACTATTTGTATCAACTAAAGAAGCAACTCTGTTTGAAACAACTTCTGATCTTGGCCCATCCGTAACAACTTCAGACAACAAAGGCTCTACTGTTGATATTCCAACAGGAGTAGGATCAAAAGTACTAAGGTCTGGAGGCGCTGGCCCTTCGTATGCAATTTCTGGCGGTGCTTGTACTGGTGCTGGTGTTGCTGTTGTTGTTTGTGTAACCCCAGAACTTAATGGCCCAGAAGATTCTTTTTTTGCAGGGCCAGATAACAAACGACCTTCATTTTTACCATAACTTGAATAATGAGAAGCCCCATACTCAGCAAGACTAACTCCTTTTGCTTTCCAATTTTTGTTATAGTCTGCTTTTAAATCAGGGTATCGTTCTGCGTATTGCGCAAACTTAGGATTAGTTACTCCTTGAGCGCCAGAGGGAGTGGTAAAATTAGCAGAGCGAGGATTTTTATTTGCATCATCAATTTCTTTTTGTCTTTGTGCGGCAAAATCTGAAGAATCTGTCATCTCTTTAATCCTCTTGATGAATACTGAACAACAGCACCTTGCAATGTAACTGGCTTGTCGTATATAGATTCATTTTTAATAATTATTCCCATTGTTTCTCCAACACCATTTATCCTTGCTCTTGCTTTATCAACAACAGCAACGCCTAAAGTGTCGCTATAAACGTCATCTACAGTCCACTCATCGTTAGTAACAGATATGGTGTAGTCAGATGTAGTAGGCACAGTGCCATCACCATAGTTGTACTCTGGTTGTATGGTAAGGGTTGTGTTAGTATCAGCGTTTAACTCTAGTAATATTTCTCTAAATCTTTTCTTCCTTTGTGGAGTACCGTAATGATGGTAAGCAAGCCGCACAAAAGATTGAACTGTTTGACCATCAAGAGATGTTCCTGAGTCTATTTTTCTAATGTACCCATCATCAAATCCTCCATAAAGAACTTCATCTCCATTAGCATCTTCTCCAGAAACAGCGCAAACAATTTGATCATTTAAACTAAACGGCAACATACCCATGTTCTTACCGTTTATAAAAGTCATAGCAATGCCAGTCTTATCATTAAAGTAAAGCCTGTATTGATTCTTGTCTCTTACTCTTAATGAAGTAACAACTCTGTTTTTGTACTTCTGTACAAGAGGATCAATTTTTTCTGATATAACTGCTTGTTTAAAGTCTCCGTAGTTAAGAGTGGAGCCTAAAGAAACAATGCCTCTGTCATCTAAAAATATAGTTGTTTGTATTTTTTCTACTGTATTCTTTACCGCCCCTGTTCCAGTATAAAACTGAGTTAGGTTCCAGTCACTTCTAGAAGTTCCGTAAAGAATAAACGTGTTGTTTCTTCCAAACACAGCAAGAGAGTCTTTTGTTTCTACAGACATGCCTGTTATGTTGTCGCCTACTACAATTTCAGAAGCACCTAACGTGGTACTCCAAGTAGTTGGCAAGCCAAGAGATGAGTTTTGTAAAGAACCTTTTGGATAAGACAAGAATAGATGGTTCTTAAATACAATTACATTTTCAGGAGTGTCCGTAGTCATACCTGTTTTTATTTTTATAAAGGTAGTACCGTCCCACTCAAATGCATTGCCAACTCCACTAGCACCATACATTTTTTCTAAACTTTCTTCGCCTACAAAATTAAAGTTTACAAATTTGTAGGAACCATTTGGTTCTATGGTTTGCTCATACAATTCGCCATCTGTTTTTGCAACGGTAACAGTAGATGGTTCTGATGCGCCGTTTACTAAAGCGCGTTTTACGCCGCTTACTTGTATCTCTTCATTGTCAGTCCAAGAACCCGAAGCACTAACAATAGAAAGAAAACCTACCGCATCATCGCTAGAATATGCGCCACTAGTTATAGTAACTTTCTTAACTGTAGCCGTGCTTCCAGAAGAAGAACCAACTATTGAATCATTTTCTTTTATTTCTGTAATGCCACCATCAAAAGCAATAGTAGACATTTGTATTTCTTCGTTGTCTTGAAACACTCCAGTAATAGAATCTATTACTACACAGCCTTTTGCTCCAGTATCCCAGTTACCGTAATAACTGACTCCTTTGACAGTTGCTGTTGCTCCGCTAGTAGCGCCAGATATTGAAGCGCCAACAACTAGTTCGCCATTTGTTGTAGTAGTGTCAAAATTTAACGCATTGCCTAATCCAACCTCTAGCCAACCAGTAGAAGAAGACCTATACATGCCAGTAGTAGCGCCCCCTGCTTTGTTCCTAAAGGCGTATATATCTCCAGAGTAAACCCAAACTCCTAGAACAGAACCTTCTCCGGGTACTATGTTTATTAAACTTCTTTGGTTTTCTATTCTTGCTTGAAGTTCAGAAACTAAAGAAGCATCTGCACTAGCATCCCTTGATACTGGGGGGCCATTAGATAGGGCAGTAGCATAGAGTCCCATTATCCAATCCTAAGAACAGACAATTGACCATAGTTTAAATAAATGTTTTGGCTACTTCCGTTGTTATGTTTTATTCTTGCATAGACATCAGTATATGTAGTGTGTCCAGTGCAATCAATAATTCCGCTCATGTTAAAATTAGCAACATCGTTAGCATTAGTAATGTATTCAATTCCTTTTAAAGCAGGAGAGTCAGTAGTGCTTCCTCCTGTGTTATCAGTAGAAACCATTGCAGTCCAAGTAATGTTTGCCGTAGCCGCTTGTTTTATGCATATGTTACAAGAAACGAAATAAAAACCTTTGTCGTATATTCTTATCTGGTCATTTGCAAAGTCAGCGTCAGTGCCAACTGTAGTAGAAGATACCGTTCCAGTATCTTGTGATACGTCCGACCCAGAAGAACCTAATGAAAAATCAATGGTTACTGTAGTTCCATTTCCAATTGCTTGAACAGCGGGAGTACCATCGCCTGCGGCATTATTTATACAAGCATATCCTCCCATTCCTGACTCTACATATTGTCGTAACATCTGTGCTGTAATTGCGCCAGTAGTATTGTCAGCAAAACTTGTGCCTGTTAAAACCGCTCTAGTTTTTCTTAAGGCTGTAGGTGTTCCCATTATGTATACTCCACGTTAAATGCGCTTCCAAATGCGCTGTCTTTGTTCAAAAAATATATTGTTTCGCCTTCTTGAAAAGTACCGCTAGTAGCAGTAAAATAAATATATCCTTCTGCATCATTGGTAGGAAAAAATCCTGTTTGACTATCGCCAGTAATATCCTCTACGGATACTGATAAAATAAATCCAATAGCGCCACTAGTTTCACCCTTAACCATGTCTCCAGATGATGGTATGTTTAGGTGAAAAGAAGAACTGTACGAAGAAGAAAATACTGTGTTCTTAGAAGAACCAATTATGAAAGGCACTCTAAAGTAACTAACCTCAGATGGCAGTGTTTGTCCATCTGCTCTTTCGTATCCGTCTATACGGCTGTATCTTCCTCGTATGTCAACCTCAAAATTTTTAGCGGCTATGCATTCTCCTGCCTGAATTGACAACACTGGATCAACAATATTTAACCCACCTTCAAATGGAAAATAATAGGTTTGAGTGGTTGGTCTTACTGCTGAATTTCTTAAAGTCATTCTGTAACTACCGTATAATTCATTAAGTCTGGAACTTGAGAGAACCTTCTGCTTCTTTGGTTTGGAAGTTGGTCTGCTTCTAGTTTTACTAATAAATCTTGAAACTCAGCAATAGAAGATGACAAAACTTCTGGAGCATCGTTCTGTTCTGCGTAGTATATTTTTGCTCTACAAATAATAATTCTGTGGAATCTGGCAGGAATAGAAGATACATCTGAAGAAGAAGACAGTTCAGTTGGATTTCTCCAATACTCTGTTTTTATTGCAGTAGAGGAATCAGGAGTAGGGTAAAGATCAATTACGTTATCTGGCTTTATAGAAAATATTTCTGGAGTTCCTGTTTCTACATTGCCGTACTTGTAACCGTCACGATACTCTTGCCACTTCATGTACTCTAGCCTTTGATAACTATCAGAGGTAGCATCAAAAACAATAGCATCTACATTCCACTGCATTAAATCAGTTGGAGAAGTAATAGTAGAGGTTCCGGCAGAAGGAGAAATGCTTGCTTCAGACCAAAGATAATTCCAGTTAAACCATCTGTTTTGAATGTCTAGATCAGCATCTTTAATTTGTCGAACAATATCTTTTTCTTCTTCTGATGTAGGCGTAACACTACTAGGCCCTGTACCGGGAATGCCTACCTCCCTAGCCATGTCTTGACAAAGTTGAATATAAGTACTCATAAATTTCTCATAATTTCAGATACCACAACTCTTGGATCAATGTTAGCGGCACACAAAGCACCTCCAGTTGTTTCATCTCTGTTGCATGTGTTAAAACCAAAATGCATTTTATGACATGGATAGCAAGGACAATCTTTAGGAATTAAGGATGCAGTATTTGTCCAATGTTTTGTTAAATTTTCTTCAGAAGAATGAGAAAGAAATACAACCTTACGCATTGACTTCATACTAGCCGCATTTAACAAACCTGTTTCTGGCCCAACAACTACAGAACAATGATCTAAAAAAGCCATTGTTTTTCCTATAGTCCAAACACCTGATTTAGTAATAACCCTTGGTTCTTTTTCCCAACCAACCTCAAGAATTTGGCACATCTCATCACCAACAGTAACGATAGATACATCTTTTCTATCTTTAAGAATAGACGCAATCATAGCGTCATTCCAAGGCCACACTTTATGAACTGAAGAACCAGATAAAGAAACTAATATAACGTGCTTAGACTTTATTTTTTTTCTTTGTTTTTTAGCCCACTCTTTTTCTTCATCTGATGGATAATAAAAAGGTCTGTGACTAAAAGGCACTCCTGCTATTTTGTGAGTATGTTCAAGATAGTTAACGTCACACTTTTTGTGTATAGATTCTTGAGATTCATAATACCCCTCACTTGCGGGTATTTTATATTTCTGCCCTTTAGATTCAACAATCCTTTCAGGACTTAAAAGCAGGTTGCCTTCTATAGATTCTGACAATTGAACAAACTTATCAAAGCAGGGAGACATCTTTTCCCAATAGTCCCCCAACTCAGTGTTACATATTTGATTAGTTTTTTGAATTATTAGTTCATCTATGTACGGATTTGCTTTTAATAATTTAGCGCCAACCTCAGAAACATTTACACAAACTTTGTATCCTTCTTTCTTGAACACAGGAAACAAAGATGATGTTTGTATAATATCTCCAAACGCTCCGTAACGAACAATACAAACAGTCTTGTTCTTTCTTTTACCACCAAAATCTTCTAAGGTGTAATCTCTTACTTCCTTAAAAGGAACGGTTATTTTTTTCATAATTATTGTAATAGTTTTTCTTTAATATCGTCTATCTTATCTTTCTTTGATATTTCAATACCTAATTCTTTTGCCTTAGAAATAAGAGCATTTCTGCCTGTTATTCCTTTTTGCTCTTTAATCCAAGTATTGTCATTAGGCAAACTATTACTAATTAATTCACCGTTTACTCTATAAAAATTTTTGCCTTGCATCCAACGTGCTTCTGGCATGTCTTCTATAGTTCCGTGTATTTCGCCGTAAGGTTCTTCCCAGTTTATTTTATGTGTCATTATTCTATTGGTGAACGAACAGCACCGAAAATGGAAGCATTTTCAAGAATAATAACTTCCGGTCTGTTTCCTACCCTCGCATTGTTATTTCGTTGATTTCTTTCCGTACTAAATTCATTAGGCTGATCTTCATTTGTATAGCCACATTTAGCAGGGTCTTTGTCCATCTTTTTTTCTTCTTCGTAGTACATATCTCCCCCATGAAAAGGGGGGCTTGCGCCCCCCGATCCAATTACCGCACGTTAAAAGAACCACGATCAGTGGTAATCTTCTGTTTAGCAATGCCAATAGGCAACTGATTAGGGCCGTGACTGTCTAACCCAAGACTAGCGTTAGTCATGTTGTCAGTCTCTAGTTCAGAAAGACCATTAGCAGGAATGTTTCCATTCGCGCTATGCTTGCTTTTTTTACCGCCTTTTTTGTTATCGTACATATATCCTCCTAGTACCATTCAACCATAACGTGTACGTGCGCTTTCCCGGCAGGTGTACCGCCAGTAGGAGCATTGAACGTAAGGTGAACATCGGTATCAGCAGGAAGGGCATCAGAAACAAGATCAGCGGCAGTGTCGGTTAGACGCTGTTGATCTCCGTCAGCAAGAGTACCAAGACCCATGTTGACATATTCTGCTGTTCCTGCGGATGAACCAAGTTCAATAATGGCTTCCGTGGTCGTGTTAGTAAAAGTTTCAATAGCCTCAACTTCAATTTCTTTGACGCTACCTTTCTTTCCCTTGGGGCCACGAATAACCATTGCCTCACTTGCCGCACCAAAATCATGGTAATAACTAAAGGCATAAGGACGTGGATCACTATAACTCATAATAATTCTCCTTAAGCCGCGCTATCCCAAATCACAATACGTGACTGGGCCGCATCAGTGTGAACGAGGCCGAAACCTCCCAAATAATACCAAGCAATCCCACGATCCCTTCCGAAGTCCCCCGGAATTTTTCCGCGAATTTCTTCAGGAACAGCAATAGCCTCGGCAACGGTATCTTCACCAAAGAACACAGCCCAATCGGATTTACCGTTAGTCCATGCGGCGGTGGCAGTACCAATACCTGCTTTGTTTACGTGAGTCTGCTCAACAAAACGAACACCTTCATAGCGACCGATTTCGCCATTCATAATCATCTGGAAACCCTGATCAATATACTGCTTGATACCTTCCAGATCATTTTTAAGTGAACGCCAAGTTGAAGGCCACGCGATGGAGTAATAATCATCCCCTGTGTAAGCCGGGATATTACGTTCCTTCATCGTGTCTACAACCAACTTAACATGCTCTTTTCCAAGAGCAACGTTATTCGTAAGAGTTGCAGTGCCGTTGGTGGTCAGCGTCAAAGCAGTCGTACTCGTTCCTGCTGTCGGAACAACACGGAGTTTAGCCGCATTGAACTGAGCAGAAGCAAGGTTATCAAACCCCTTCTTCGCATCGTTTTTAAGCACTTTACGAACAACTTCACGAATCGGCTGTTCACTCAGGTCATCCAACTTACCCGTGTAAGGAACAGAGTTACCCGCTTCCGTGATAGTCATCGTACCCTGAGAGATCGTAAACGAAGTCTCTGGGATGGTGCTTGTTTCTGTCAGGGTAGTACCCTGAGTTGCTACATCACTAAACACGTTCCAGTGAAATGTATCGCCGCGATGTAAACCCTGATGGGCCGCATCTTTAATGTCACAGAACTGACGGAACTTGACAATCGGCTGTACGGCCATTCTCAGTTCACGACTGAGGTTAGACGCATACATATAACCACCGGAGGTGTTGACAGACCATACTTGTCCTGCCATTTTTTTCTCCTTCTAGTTATTGATTTATAATTGCCCTCTCGACTGTTTCATTTCTTCGATAATTTGTTCTGGAGTTTTAGGCCCAGAATCATCTTCAGAAACTTTAAGAGTCTTACGAGCAGACTTAGGTTGTTGAACAATCTTTTTCTTTCTCTCAACCCTTTCGTTTGTTGCAGGTTGATTAGGAACAAAAGAATTTGCCCAATGTCTCGCATACTCAGCAGACGCATAAATAATTTGCCCCGGTGTCCAAGAAGGATTTTCCTTCATAAGGGTAACCGTTTGATTATCTGCGATAGCGCGAAGATCAGGATTCTGAGAAACCTCAGGATATTCCTGATCAAACCAAGACACTGCATTTTGCACTTCTTGTTGATATGCTAATTGCTGTGCTTTGGCTTGCTGTGCTTGTCTACGAGAAAAGGCATCACTAACTGCCTTATCTACAGCCTCATCTATATTAAGGGTAGCGGTATTGCGCCCTGTCAAGGTCTGTAACAAATTCGCGGCTTTTGCCGCATCATCTTCATACAACGCTTGATGATATTCTTCTACAGTTTTATTGTAGTCAACATCATCCTCTGGCTCGTCCTTAACGGGTGGAGCAGATTCTTTCTGTTGAAGACTCTGAGCATACTGCCTTAATTGAGCCTCCTGTTGAGCAAGCAACTTTTCTTTATAAGCGGCTTGCTGAAATCTTTGCTGAGAAGCAACATCTTTTTGATGAGAAGATTTTAAACTATCAAAAGGAACAACAACATCTTGACCGTTTACTCTAACTTGAGTAACCCATTGTCCTTCGTGTTGCCATACAGGAGCATCATTTTTTAAATCCTCCTCTATTTCCTCTAAAACTTCTTCAATCTTTTCTTCAGTATTTTCTTCTGTACTTTCAAAAAAATCTTCTTCAACATCGGATTCTCTTTGTTTTACTATACGTTCAAGCATCTCCTCTCTAGGGCCTTGAACTGTACGATCTACATATTCTTCTTGATCTTCCGTTGTTTCTTCTACTGCTTCTTCTACTGCTTCTACTACTTCTTCTACAACTTCCGCATCCTGTTGGGTAGCGTCCATTTTATTCTCCAAGGTTATTCTTTATACCTTGCTAATTTATTTGCCTGTTCTCCATCTGCAATAATCGCATCCAACCATTTAAGAACTGATAGCGGGGTAGCGAGGGCTAAAGTTATTTTACGATAATATTTTAGTTCTTCTTCCGAAGAACCAGACCACTCCTGAAAAGACATTTCTTGTAAACTTTTTATGCCTTTTCTATAATCAGATAAGGCTCTTTCAAGAATAGCCTTACCCGTTGGAGTTCTAACAAACTCTTGGGTCTTCTGCCCAATTTGAGTTCTTTGAATAAGTTCGTCTACATTAGGTAGACTAGGATCATAATATTCTGACATTTATCCCTGTGCATAAGGCACTGTGTTGTATTTATCCCTAGACATAGTTCCTGATTTAGAAACGTTATCCTTATCTACTGGAACAGACTGTTGCGAAATAATTTGATTGATTAAAGCATCTCTCTGCAACATTAATTCAGCCCTTCTTGTATCTGCATCTTGCTGTTTTATAATTGCTTCGTTTTGTTTAATAGCAAGAGAACCTGCATCTTTTTCCATAGACATTTGTTCTTTTGCTATATCTGTCTGTGCTTTAATCTGAGCCGCACGTAGTGACGCCTGTTGTTTTAATTGTTCAATCTGCAACCTACCCTGCATCTTAACTTGATCGTTCTGCAAGATACCTTGAAGTTCTTGTATCTGTGCCTGTAGTTCTTGTATCTGTGGATCAACATCACCATCAGGTTGAATAAGAAATCTTGCCCCATCTTTGTATCCAAGTTGACCAAATATTTCTTTAGCAACTTCATCAATGTTAATTCTGGTTTCCATTCCCGGTAACTGAAACACACTGGATAAACCATAAACAAGGTTTTGTACTCTTTGCACTGGATCAGTAGCATTCATTCCAACATTCACTTTAAGAATAACATCATGGCTTAACAACTCATCTATTAACTGCTCTCTGTTTGCATAGTTTTCTTGGTTGCTTAAAGCCATAATTACTTCATCAGTTTCGTAATACTGTTCAAGTTTTAACAATTGTTTTAAGCAAGGTTCAACCCAAGACTCTGCTAATGTTCTTAAAATAAACTCAGTAATAATGTTGTTATTACCCTGTAGCAAAGACATTCCACCAACTGTTTCATTCATGTTTCTAGAACTTTGTACGGTTGAAGTAGAAAAGTTTCCTTGCAACTCATCAAAGTCATAGTTAATACGATCTTGTTCTTGGTATGCAGAACCAGTAACATCTCTAGTTTCTATCACCCTAACGTCTTGGTCTGGGTCATCCATTTCTACAGCGCCGCCCGGAACAGAGCGGAACAAAGCATCTAAGTCAATGTTCCTATCTCTACGAATATGGTAACGTTTATTCATTGCCAACTTAATGTTGTCAAATCTTTGGTTCAATATTTCGTTAGATGCGGATTGAAGTTCTTCAGTAAGTTCTACAGTGCTTGCAGGATATAACCTGTGAGCCTCTATGTTAAGTTTGCCCATAACATAAGGACGTTCATTTTCTTTTAACCAAGGGTATTCCTCAGATAAAAGTTTAGGTTTGGTAAGCATGTAATCAGTTCCAGAAGTGTAAAAACAATAGTCTTCACCTTCTTTTCTAATTATGTATTTGTGTACCCAAACTATTTTAAAATCATCTACAGTGTCATAACTGTCATCTAGTGGGTCTGTTCTAGGCTCTTCTCTAGTAAGCCTAACAGTATCATCGTCCTCTTTGGTAGCAGATAATATCTGACCAAGACTTAATTTTTTCCATTCCCCTTGTTCCATTTTTTCCAAAACATCTTGTACAAACATAGGAATTAAATGAATTAAATAAGGAGAAGATTCAATAGGGTTATACCAATCTGAAGCAGGGTCTACTCTAAAATTTTCTGGTTCTATAATTTCTATAACAGGTTTATCTTTTAGAGTAACGTTTACTTTTTGCAATACTGGGTTACCATCCGTATCTACAACCTCAGTTCCAGAATCATCTTCTACTGAGTAAGACTCTTCCTTTTCTTCAAAGTCCCAATACTGGTGAGATACTACGCTACCGTAAACAGCCGCATCTTGCATTGCAGTAACCATTGTAGAAAACCAAGGAATAGTATTAGTTAACCTATACTGCATCATTGATTTTGCTACAGTCGCCGCATTAACAGCCATAGCATCATTAGGATTAGTAGGAGCAACATCTACAACATCTTCATTAGAAAAGAAAGCAGTAGCCATAGCCGCTTCTAACTTCCTAACAGTTGATCTTGTTTTTGGCCTAAATAAAGTAGACCTTTTATCGTAAGCAGATGTTAAATATTTAGAACCGTTAGGATGTTTGCTGTTAAAGTTAGATAAGTTTTTTTCCCACTGATCTCTAAGGTTAGCGTCCATGTATTCAGTAGAAGATTCATACGCTTCTCTTGAAAGGCTTAACCAGTCCTCCTCTTTCATAGAGCCACTTACTGTAACTCTATCTTTTCCTTCAAGAGAAGGTTGTGGATTAATAAGGGACATTAACTAAAATCTCCGTTTAACTGATTTTTTTCATTTATTTTAAGATCACTGTACTTAGTCTGGTTAAACTTTCCTGTATTCTGGTTATACCGTTCTAATATCTCTCCACCTGCTCTCATTACATTTTTGTAATCGTTATCAATTTTGTCTGCATGTAAAACAAATCCCCAGTTTCCAGAAAGCAACATAGACTTAACAGTAACAACTCCATCCATTACGTTTACAGCCCAAAGCCAACCGGGATATTTTTTATCTAAAACTTCAGCAACGTTTTTTGCTAATACATGATCGCCTAAACTGTAAATTTGAGACTTTTCAATATCCATTATTTTTTCCTTGGTTTGTAAAAAGTTCTTTGTCCTTCGTTAAAAACATATGTAGCAACTGGTCTTGTATATATGGTTGGGTCTTTGCTTTCAACTAATGCAATCCAAGGAATCTTTTTTTCTTTTTTATTTTTATCGCTCATACTAAAGTTATTGTTGCTAAAAATTTAGGATCACGTTCTATTGGATACTCTGGGTCATATGGGGTCAAAACTAAGTTGTTAGCAGAATCAATCGTAAACGTATATGTAACTCCTGCTGTTGGGCTTGATGTTCCTGCATCCCAATTGCCAGAATAAGCGGCCCAAGTTGCGCTTGTTTCGTACCAAGCCGATCCAATACTAAGCCCGGTCAACGATCCAACTGCGGGAGTTATAATATGTCCGGTTGTTGCTGTTAAATCTTTTCCGGTAAGAGTAAGGCTTGCGCTTGGAACTGGAGTTAAAACAAGTTTGATTAAATCAGGAGCAGTTGTTGTAAAAGTTAAAGTTCCATTATCTGGTGATATCATTACCCCTGTAGTTGATACAGGAGTTTTTCCAGATAGAGTTAGTGACGCTACACTAGGGTAAAAAAATTCGTCACCCCAATTGTAACTAACAGTATTCCAATTACCTGTTTCACTAGCCCAAGTTAGTGCCATTACAAGTATCTAACGTGATATGGGTCTGCAACTGCGTCTGGTGAGGTAGGCCAATTCCAGTAAGTTTTATCTACAGTGCGATCTACTATGTGAGTATCGGGGCCAATTGTTTCAACGCCTTCATCGTCGTATGAAGACAAATATCGTTCTTCCTGTACCTCATGGTTCTGAAAGTTCTTCACCGCCTGTACGGATGCAAACGCTTCAACGCCATTCTCAAGACT